GCAATACAATGTATGATCTAGATGTAATTGTAAAAGGTTGGAATAAACTTCCTCGTCACGGTTCACCTCAAGATCGTGGTAGTGCAGATGCCTATTACGGCCGACCAGAAGATCCTCATTATTATGTTGGTTCTACATATCAATCTGAACGTGTTGGAAAAGATAACATGACTATTGGTGAGATCGAAGCCTACATGTATGGTTATGATAACGAAGAAGATAGAAAAGATTGGGGATGATAAAGGTTAACGATAAAATCTTTGATTGTCTTTATAAAGCAATTGAGTATCGAGATCATCTTGATGCTCACTATATAGCAGTGGTGTGGAATGTATACAGTTGAATTTGATGAGGACGAAACACTCATTACGATCTTAGACGATAAGGGAAAATACGATGACGTTTCGGTTTTTCTTTATGACGATGTAGTTTATATTCGTCAATGGAACGAAAAGGATGATAGATTTCAGGTTATAGCTTTGACCGATATGATGTATCTAAAATTAATGTCAGCATGGACTTCACCAGAAGGTGCATTTATTTTAGAAAAAAAATGATAAGTGATTGATTTTAAACAAAACAAAAAGGTGTACAAACCGTTTTTAATAGTGTAGAATGGTTTTATTAATTATGGAGAATACTATGAAAACTGCAACTACTCAATCTGATCGCCTTGCTCTCATCAAAGAAATCGCTGAGCGTAAGAAAAAAATGTCTAAGATCCGTAAACAGTCTGCATCAGTTATCTCTCGTGCCAAGCCTGTTTCACGTAAGAAACAAGATCTTGACATTCCTAAAGAGTCTAACATGTATCACTGGACTGATGCATCTAAATATGCCAAAGAATACTATGGCGAAACAATGTTCGAAACAACTCGTTACGATAACGATTGGGATTGAGTCTTAGACTCTTTTCCTCATACGTCCGTGCAGAGGGCAGGCCACCTGAAAACACAATCTCGCGAGAATAATTCGCCTGTGAAATATCAGTGTCGTGAAAACGTGGAGATATTAGTTTCAATCAAACTAGAGCGGCAACGTCAATAAGGCCGTGCGGAAGTGATTGGATATACTAGGGGCGTATGAGGAAAGGAGTTTATTATGAGAACTGTACACTATGTTGGTATGAGTGAGGCTCGTTATGAGGCAGCCCGCAGGGTCTTCGGTGGTCCTGCCTACTATCACAAATATATGGACGCTCGTGTCTATAGTGAAGTTGGTGATAGTGATGTTGTTATAGTAGGTGATCCTAAAATGTACAAGTATGTATGGGATGCGTCTGCAGTTGATAGGAGGTACACAGATTGATTTTTAGTACTAGTCTCATTGATACTCAGGACCATTGGATGGTCGGTACTGAATGGATTTATGCCAAAGGTACTGTCACCATGCATCCTGAGGGTTTTAGTTGTTCTTGTAAAAAAGCACCACGTAAACCATGTAACCATATTCGTAATGTTAAGTTACGTATCTATGGTACATTCGATCAACATTATAAGGAGGCAGCTTAATGTCTATGCATATGATTAGAGGAGTTCAAGTCCATGGTGTAGGGAAACGCCGTAAGGCGAAACGAAAATCGAATAAATTATTAAAGGCGGAAGCCGAACATCAAAAGTTTCTAGATAAACTTGTTTCAGGTAAGTCAAGTTATAGGCCTGACTTACCTGACTATAATTGTGGTCCTCGTATGACGAGTGATCGTATAGCAGGCAATGGTCTTGCAAAAGAACGTAGTCGCTATACAGGCGATGAAATCGCTGGTATTGTAGTTACACACAAATCAAATCTAATGCCAGTTCGTAAAGATAATAAACAAGCAGCGATAGATGCTGCATCAATGAGGAGATAATATGTCAGACTATCAGGTTGCACATCTCGATCAGCGCGTGCAATATCTAGAAGGTAAAATTCAAGATTGGGAAAAAGTCATTGACATACTAATGGCCGATCCTACTTTTATGCACACACTTGGCGTGAAAGAATTAAAAAAGAACCAGAACCCGAATATCGATCCATCTTATAAAGTAAAGGACCCATATAAATGAAAGAACCAGTTTTTGAAAAAGGATATCCATCCTATGATGCTGTTAACCGAGCAGATTCAAACTCTCGCGAATATATGATTAGTGAATTGCAGAAACGTGTCTGCCGTGTTATCTTTAAGAAAGTAAATGGTGAAGAGCGTGATATGATGTGCACGCTAATTGAAGATGTTCTGCCTGACGCTAAGAAGAATGAACCTATTACGCAAAAAAAGGTTCGTGATATTAATGAAGAAACAATTGTAGCATTTGATACATTAAAGGGCGGTTTTCGTTCTTTTCGCGTTGCTAATGTCATCTCTTTTACATAGTATAAATAGTCATTCATAAATAAGGAAACCATATGTTTACTACGCTTTCTATTATTCAGTGGCTTCTTCTTGGCGGTGTAGCTATAGTCGGTTTTTTATTTGGTCGCGACATGTCACGCCATGAAACAGAAGAAGTTATTGAAGCTACAATTGTAGCACTAATCAAAAAGAGGTTTGTAAGAGCTAAATTGGTTGATGGTGAATATGAACTATATGAGTATGACGAAAAAAAATTATAACTGATTGATTTCTAATAAAAAGTTTTTATGTACATTACAGCAAAACTGTGATAGAATAGTATTGTATTATGAATGGAGATCATCATGGCTCGTAAGTCTAAACTCAATCAGATTCGCGAAGAACTGGCAAAAACATCCACTGTAAAGCCTGTTAAAAAACCACGTAAAAAACGAGTATTAACACCTGAACAAAAAGCCGCATTAGTTGAACGTATGGCAAAGGCAAGAGAAGCTAGAGGACCGGCTAAGCATATGTCAATTGACGAGTCGGTTCGTAACTTGCCTGATGAACATTTGCTTTCTCCAAAGAAAGTAAAAGACTGGCTTAAGCAGCAGAAAGAAATGTTGAAAGCCTTAAAACATCAAAAAGATAGTAAAGATTCTGCGATGCGTAAACAGTATTATGATACTGAAACATACGTATTTAATCTTCAACGCTATCTGACTGATGGTGTATATCGTGATTTTCGGTATGGTGCCGAGAAGCAAAGTAAAATTAAACATAGCTGTACAGTAATGGCGTACTATCCGGATGGTACAGCTAAAAGAACTCCAGGAGTATTTTATGCTGATATCGGCGGAGAGTATACAAACGAAATGGCAGCTGAAGACTATGCAAGACAAAGAAAAATTTCTAACAAAAAGCGAGTTCGCAAAGTTAATTGAAAAGACTGTTAAGTCGCATAGATCATCTTATATGGACGCAATCATCTGGTTGTGTGAAGATAATAACGTTGAATTGGAAGATGTAAAAAAGTTTATATCACCGATCATCAAAACGAAGTTAGAGGCAGAAGCAATGAATTTAAATTTTCTGCCTCGACAAAACAGTTTACCTTTTGAGTAAACTGATATATAATGTTCATACTATAAACATTAAAACATATTGTAACATACAAGGAAAATATATATGAGTTTTGCAGCACTAAAACGTAATCGTACTGATCTTAATAGCTTGATTAATCAGGCTCAAGAAAACACAGGTCAGCAATCTCAACGTCAATCAGAAGATCCGCGCTTCTGGACACCAACACGAGATAAGGCTGGCAATGGTTACGCTGTAATCCGTTTCCTACCAGGAGACGCAGAAGCCCCAACACCATGGGTTCGGTACTGGGATCACTTCTTCAAAGGCCCAACAGGCCAATGGTATGTAGAGAAGTCTCTTACATCTATTGGTCAACCAGATCCATTAGCTGAAAATAACAGTAAGCTATGGAATGAAGATGGCTCTGACGAAGCCAAACGTACTGTACGTGAGCGCAAACGTAACTTACGATATATTGCAAACGTACTAGTTATTTCAGATCCTGCAAATCCAGAGAACGAAGGTCAAGTTAAACTTTATCGCTTTGGCAAGAAAATCTTTGACAAGATTATGGATAGCATGCAGCCTCAGTTTCCTGATGAAGCTCCAGTTAATCCATTTGATATGTGGGAAGGTGCAGACTTTACGCTTAAGATTCGTAAGGTCGAAGGTTATCCAAACTATGATGCTTCTTCGTTTAAGTCAGCTTCGGAATTACTTGCCGGAGACGATGAGAAAAAAGAAGTCATTTATGAAAAACAACATGAAATGACTGAATGGACTGATCCAAAAAGCTATAAGACATATGACGAACTTAAGTCACGTCTTGCTCTAGTCCTTGGAGAGTCTGTACCACGAACTGTTCGCGAGCAGGTATCATTAGATACTACAGAGTCTTACAGTTCTCCGGTAACAGCCGCTCCTGAACCTGCAATGCCGTCAGCACCACCTGCGCCTGCAGCCACGGCAGAAAGTTCATCTATGGATGACGATGACACAATGTCGTATTTTGCTAAACTAGCAGCTGAAGACTAGGTTAGCCTCCAGGTCTATAACCTCTTCTTCCACCGCTGACCAGCTCCTTTGTAGTAGCAACAGAATCTACTGCAGATCTAGGAGCTGGTCTCGGTGATCCTCCTCCAGAAACATTATTGTTAGTAATATTGTCACCTTCGTTGACAACAATTGGCGCAGACTTACCAGCTGCAGCTAAAGCACCAAATGAGTCAAGTATATCAAAATTAGTTTCTCTACTGTCCGTTGCCGGCATAAGATTTGGTGAACTATCTTGGCTATTTTTATACGCTCTTAATCCCATATTATTTAAAATGCCTGAGAATAAATTAAGAACAGACTTTTCAGCAGCTTCTGGATTATTTTTGTAATAATTTTCTAGGGCTTGTTCATTAGATATCTTTTTATATTCAGCCGCAAACATAGCCGCAGCATCTGATAGCGTTAACGCAGCTCCAAACGGACTATCCATAGGAGATACTATGCCAGCTAACCGTTCTGCATTTGCTTCAGTACTAGCTCTTCTTAATAAATCCCTTAAAAAGACTTCTTGAGTGGTTCCTACTCTGGCTTCAGCATCTCCAAATCTAGATCTGCCAATTCTTCTTCCTGCCTGTTGTATACGATGAGTTCTTTCACCTTCTAATATAATATTTTTAGCAGCTAAATCATTAGCTGCCTCCGCGGCATCAGTAAAGGCTCCTCCTATAGATGAAGCCGAAACAGCAATTTGAGTTGCTGCAGCTGTAGCATCTGCTCCTGATTCAATAAGCTGATTAGTTAATCTACGAAATTGATCTAATCCTTCATCATAACCAACACCGCTTCTACCCAATACATCTGCTTCTAGTTCAGTCGCGGCGGCCATCGCGGAAGTATCTCCTGCAGCCCTTGCGCCTTCAAATGCTGTTCTAGATTTATCAGCAAAATATGATGCCTCATCTGCTGCTAGTTGGCCTTGAAATATTCCAGACATAAAAGAGCGTTGGCTTGCAATCATGGACCTTGCTACTTCGCCAGCAGCTTCATCTTTACCTTCCTGAATAAGCTTGTCGACATCTAATTGCAACTTATCTAATTCTTCAAGTTGCTTTTGCTTCATTCTATCGCCTTTGCCTTTCATCCAAGCGGCGATAGTTGACACTGACTCGTAAGCTATATAAGCTCCGGCGGCCACAAGAGCACCAATTGGCCCTCCGACCATAAACCCTACCCCTGTAGCCGTCATTGCATTAGATACGGTGTCAGCAAAATCTTTTGACCCGGTTAAAGTTTTGGCAAAGTCTCCTACAGAATCTGCTACAGCTATAGCTATGCCTCCGATTCCTAATCTACTTAAAAATGTTTTTCTTAATCCTGGACCATTACTGTTAGGACCTCTTCCCCCTCCTGACAGTAAACTACTAACAGCTGTACTAATTAACTTAGGGCCGAAAATAAGAGCCAGACCTCCAGCAAATCCTGATACAATTTTAGATGCATCTATTTGCTTGCCAAACATTGTCCAAGTTGCATCATCACCAGTGATCTTGTCAATAATAGGATCCACCCATTTATCTAGATATTTAACTCCGAGTAGAGCACCTAAAGCAGGCATAAACAATCTTCCTGCGCCCATTCCTAGTAAAGCTCCTATACCTAGACCACCGGCTGTGCCACCGAGTATATTTTTAAACCCGTCTAATAAGCCTCCTAATCCAGCTCCTGCAACAAACCCTCCGCTAAACGATTTTGGAGTTGGCTTATCCCTATCTTTAATCCTACTTTTGCGAGCTTCTCTTTTTTCTTCTTCTTCATCGCCGGCTTTTCTTTGGTTATCCAAAGATTCTTGAATCTGGCCTTTAAGCATAGCAGAAATGTTCTCATTTACACTAGTGAGAACACCGTTTTGCTCTTTTAATTGTTCTACTACTGCTTTTAAATTTGCCATAGTTACCTCTGCATATTTTGTCTTTGGTTTTCTTCATTCATTTTTTTAATATCATCAATAAGCATACTAACATAAATCTCCCTCTCCCACGGTATCATTTGGTCTACGTCAGTTAATGAATACTTATGATTTTGTATTAACTGATAGTTTACCCTGAAATAGTTTATTAAACTATCATGAGAGAGGCCTAGGATAAAAAATCTTGTATTCCTCTTAATATTTCTTTATTACTATGTTCGCACGATTCACAGTCATACTCTAAATCATACGTTATGGCAGGAAGATTACTAACAAATGTTACAATTTTATCAAACTGTTCAGCCGTGAGACTTTCCATAAATTCCTTTTTATCTTCATCAGTATATTCCTCAAACCTAATAATATCATCTTCTGTATAGAGACAGCTCATACATAACAAAACAGTATTGTAAATATTTTCTACAGCCGAATCTGTATTCATATCTTCTCTTAAAATAATCTCATAGGATGGATATTTCATTTCTATAGTAAACTGATCATTAAGAACAAATTTTTTGTCAGGTCCCTTTTTAATTTTTATATCTTCTAGATCTACTTTAACTTTATTTTCGTGGTCGCATTCTCTACACTTCATTATAAGGTCAGCGCTCTCACCTACACTTTTTCCCCTGATTTGTAGAAAAATATATTCAAGATCAAATATTGCCAACTTATCGATTTCAATATCTTCATATATGCAGGCCTTAATAGTATCTACTACTGCCTGTAATATTTGCTTTTCATCTTGGGACTCTAACGCTATTAGTAGAACCTTTTGTTCTTTAACTAAAAACGGTCTAAAATATACCTTTTTGTCTGTTGATGGAATAGTGATTTCATACTTTGGTACATCATTTAATTTGGGTAGTGCCATTCATTTCATCCTTTACGAAAATGCTCTGCTAAGTGCGGTCCCTATTTGTGTTTTAATAAATTTTTCAGTTGCGTTTGTTACTCCGAACTCTACTGGTTCCCAGTTAGTATAAGATAACTGAACATTAAGCTCAACTAAACCGTCTAACTCATTATTTAATTGTATAGCATTCATCGATGTCGGGAACGCATCGATGAGTCTGCAACTATACACGACTTGATCTTTTGTAACAAAATCTAAATCAAGTTCACCTTGTGCAAAATCAAATGGCCCAATTTTAGGCAATCGGCTTTGAATTTCTGCCGGCAGCTTTGGTAGCCCAAGTGGCGTAGAATATACAGGAAGACCAAAACCCTTTTTAAGCTGTCTTATTAGAATAGTTTTAGCGTAACCTTCTTTTCCTTTTTGATACCCTACCTCTTTTGTTTCTTGGTTTACTGCTAAGTTTTGCCAAGTCTCAAAATACTTACGTACTCCATAATCATTAAGTAAATGAAAAGTCATACTAGTATCTGTTACAGCGTATCCATAAGGAATCTTTTCATTCTGCATTCCGATACGGCGCTCACTAGTTAATATCTGCCTGCCTGGTAGCTGTACATCTTTGCATAAGAGGTTTACTTCTTCTCCACTTACTCCGTTGATAGAAGGAAGTATGACCTGGAATACACTTGACCTAGCCATGCCATCTTTTTTAGATATAAGCCCTTTAAATTTATCTATCATTAGATCATTTTCCTTGAAGAAGAATAAACAGCTGCAGCACTTGTTTTTTGCCAATCAGCGGTTGGAAGAAACGCTGCGATCTCCCACTCGGGTGCGTGTACTTCAGCAAATCTACTTCTCACATTTCCTGCAAGATAATGCTTAATACACGGCTTAAAATATTTAAACTTAGATGCTCTCTTTAATGTATTATATGTAATGTTAAATTTAGTTGTCTCGTCATACTTATTATTGTTTGTAATATCTAATAAAGAGTCTAAAAACTTTGCTCTCAGCGTAGGTGGTATGTAATGTAAATTAAGCCCCATAAATCCATTTGGCGCAGGGCTTAATACGATAGTAAGCGGAAAGCTATCATAGAACGGAAGTTTATCTTTATGCTTAGGATCATAGAAAAACATCTGCATTGATCCAATAAGACGTCTGCTGCCGAGAGATAGCTGCTCATCCTTCATCAATTGATTTCTATTGATTCGCCTGATACCTTGTACCTTACGACGAAACCAGTCACGCGACTGACTTGTGCGTGGTGTAATACCTGCCCTAAAGGCGTCTTGTTCTATTTTTTGAAATAAGTTGCTCATGTAGCTTATTTATCTCTTTTTTAAGACTTTTTTTCTACTGATAGGCTTTATCGGCCTAAGGGGTTTCAACGCACCTTTTTTACTCTGTGAAGGCATGATACCCATTTCAGTAAGAGTCTTTTCAGTCCATATTTGGAATTCCCATCCACGATCTTTGGCATATTCATTTGCTGCTTTCCACTTGTTCATATTCTTAACGTAAGTCATTGCCTCACCTATATAGCGTTTTGATTTATCCGGTCGCTTAGGTGGTTTTGTTTCTTTATCTGGTTTTATTTCTACAAGTATGGTCCTATTGTCTTTAAAAGTTATTTTTAAATCGGTAAAATAGCGATGATATTTTTTATCTACTTCCCATAAATATGGTACAACCACTTCTTCTGAAGACCAATTTTTTATGTTAGGATTATTATCGCACCATACGAAACAATATCTTTCCCACATAGATCTAAAGGTCACCTTATCCGGATCACCCTTATATTTAGTTCTATGTTTTACTATGTATTTACCTGAATAAGCCATATAAATAATCTCATAAAATTCTATTTATAGGTACTCGTATGACATTTCCCAATCTCCAAGGTGAGCCATTTGAAACGAAGGTTAATGAGTATAATCCTCGTTACACCTTTCCTCTTGAGAACCAAGATGACTATAGGGGGTTAATTAGATTTCACGCGTTTGACGAAGATTATCAAAGTTTATCAGGGTTAGCATTTCGTACAGCTGCAGCTGCTGGAATCTCAGGAGAAATAACAGATAATAACTTTAGAGGAGAAGCTTTTTCTCCAGTAAAAGGCAAAGCAAACAACACAACAAACAAAGGTGAAGTTGTTTTATTTTTGCCTCAATCTATTCAAATTTCTGACAATATACAATACGGTAGTATTGAATTAGGAGCAATTGGTGCAACAGCTATGCAAGGAGTAGCAGCAGGAACCAGCGCGTTAGGACTTGCAGGCGATGCTCTAAAATCAGTTATGGAAGATATTTCATCCGCAGCATTTGGTGACTTAGGAGATGCAGGCGCTGCGGCAGCAGTACAAAGAACAGCGAGACGTTTTAATGCACCCCAAATTGCCGGAGCAGTCGCAACGTCTACAGGAGTTACTATCAATCCTAACAATAGAAATATCTTAAATGGTGTTGCACTAAGGACGTTTAGGTTCCAGTTTAAACTTATACCTACCTCCGCACAAGAGGCTGATATCATAAATAAAATGATAAAGTGGTTTAGAATTGCCATGTATCCGGATATTGGAGCTGCCTTAGATGAAACTCAAGGAACCAGCTTGACTCTTAAATATCCCTCTAAGTTTAATATTACTATGGAATATGGTAACTTTAGTAAAGCAGGAGGATTAGAGTTTGGAGATACTCAACAAGTAGCTACTGGATTGTTACCCTGTTTTCTTCAGAGTTTTGATGCAGTTTATAACCCTAATGCTATGGCTTTTCATACAGATGGTAATCCTCAAGAAGTAGATATTAGCCTTAACTTTATTGAAGAAAGAGCCTTAAATAGAAATGATGTTAAAAATGATAGACCAGAAATCGTAGTAGGAGGAGCGAGTAGATGACTTTTTTTACTAACTTTCCTCTAGTTAATTACAACTTTGGTAATGAGAATTCTCAGTCCGTTTTTCAAAACTTAACTACCTATATTGATATTATTGATCAGCTATCCGATCAAGTAGCGGTATATACTGAAGTTACTATACCTAATGGAGAGAGACCTGATGTGCTTTCTCAAACGCTATATGGTACAACAGATTATTATTGGCAGTTTTATATGCTTAATGAAAAGCTAAGAATCCAAGGATGGCCATTTACTCCTTCTGAAGTAACTGAATACCTTAAAATTTACTATCCAAACATTACACTTAAAACTAACTCTAATCTTCAAGGAGAGTTTTATGTAGGTGACCTACTGGCTAAAAAAGATAATAGTGGCACTTTTGATAATCCTCCGTTTAAAGCTAAAATATTAAAAAAGAATTTAGATCTAGGACATCTTATTGTTAAACCTATAATAGAAGTTGCTTCTATTACTATTGATAATCCTGGGTCAGGGTATACAGCAGTCCCTACTATTACATTTAAAGGTGGTAATGGAGAAGGAGCTGCAGCGGTACCAGAACTCAATGAAGATGGTGAAGTTTCAGGAATTACAGTTATTAATGGAGGAGATGATTACAAAACCGCTCCTACTATTGAATTTTCAAAACCTGAGTTGTCAAGAGGAGAAAGAGCAACAGGAACGGTAACTCTGTCAAGTTATAGTCTTCCAGGTGGTTCTCAAGAACTTTGGTCTCAAAAAGGCGAGACAGATCTTAGTTTGTGGACTGGATCACCTGCAGCAGATCCAAATAGCTTTGGCATTGTATCTCAATCTAACGCTCTACAATATCTTTCTGTACATCACTATGAAGATGCTAGTGGTAACATTGTTGATCTTCCAAGACAAATTGATGGAGGGGTAGACAACTTACCATTTAGTCTAAGTACGTTAGGATATACAAGCAAGTCAGTTCAAGAGATCTTTATAAAAAATAATGATGGGTTATCTCAAATTAAAGTCTTTACCCCAGCCGTTGCAAGACAGATACAAGATGAATATCAAAGGCTTCTTGTTCAATGAATCAACTTACTAACTTTACTCCTGAAAGTTTCGATCTAACAAAACTTTCATTAAAAATACCTGGGCGTCAATTTAAAGTTGGCCCTCAAGTATCTGATGAGCTTGACATTATACAGACATCAGTAGAGTTAAGTATATTTGAACATATTAGTATGCCTTATTTAACTGCTAAATTAGTTTTAGTAGATGATTTTGGGTTGCTAGATTTTCCTGGCATTGAAGGTACGGAGAAGGTAGTCATTGAGTTTGGTTATCCTGCCACATATATTAAAAATATTAAAAAAACTTTTGTCATAAGAAGTATTGGTTCCGCTGAAAAATATAATGACTATACTAATGTGTTTGTATTTGACCTGATCGAAGATATTGGTTTTTATGATAAGGTACAGAAGATCAGTAAAGGGTATACAGGTACTGGTGAGCAAATAATTCAAACTATTCTACAAGATAAACTTAATGTAGAGCTAGATACTACTAACTGTAAACCTTCTTACCAAGAAGCTTTTAGATATGTTGTGCCATATATTTGTCCTCTACAAGCTTGTCAAGAAGTTTTAAATCGTATGACTACACGTACTGGATGTCCTTACTTCTTATATTCTTCTTTATATTCAGATAAACTTGTTTTATGTGATTTAGAAACTATTTTAGAAAATGA